ATGACCACGACCAAGAAACAGCCCGTTCGTGTGTTCCTGGATCAGAGCGACCACTCCCGGTTTCTCGTCCAGGCTGGCACCAACCGCCTGACCCCTTCCGCCCTGGGCGAACGGCTCATGCAATACGGCCTCTCCCTGCTCGAAAGCGGCGACCGCTCGCCGTTGGCAGGCACCACCCCGGCCCGCCCGGACTCCGGGGCTTAAGTCATGTTGCTGCCTGCCCGTCACCCGTCGCCCATCGGTCGCACGGCGTCCCAGGCCGGCACCGCGCCCCCCGTCATACCCTGCGCAGCACGGGTTGACGGGGGGCGCGGGATCGGCCGCCGTGCATCCCGACCGATGGACGACGGGCAGGGGTGGGTAGCCGCCTGCCCGGAGCCCCGAGTCTTGAGGGAGCGGGCCAAGCGGTGCCTCCAGGGCCGTGACTACGGCCACGCCGCCCTGCTCTACGCCCAGGCGGAACACCTCACCCGGATGCTCGACCCCGAGTCGTCCGACCTCACTGAGCTAGTCGTACTCGCTCGCCACTGCCACATCCTGGCAACCCGGTACCAACGCTGAAAGGAACCTCACCATGTCCATGATCAACACCATCATCGCCCGCGTTTCCGGTGCTTCCCGCTACGAATTCGATGGCCGCAAGGGCGGCAAGGTCAGCGTCATTAACGAAGTCGACGCCGACAACGATAACCAAGTCGGTATGCAGTGCTCCGACATGTCCGCCGACTTTTCCATCGTCGATCAGATTCGTAACGCCGGGGTCGAGCTGCCGTGCAACCTCGAACTCGATATCGAGCTGCGCATGGTTCGCGCTGGCCAGAACCGACAGCAAACCACCTCGATGCACGTCATCGCCGTGCGCCGCCCCAAGGGCACCGGTGCCGCACCTTCGAGCGCCAAGGCCGACACGGCCAAGGCCAACTGACGCCCCCGCGTCGACCGTCAACGACTTAGGAGGAACCACAGATGACTGACGACCAATTCGATGCCCTGTGGCTCCTCATCTTTTGTATCGGGCTCGTGCTCGCGTTCGGGCTCGGTGCAATCAAGGGTGGCCAACGATGAGCGGTTCGGAACTCATCGGCTACCTGCTCGGTGCCTACGCCCTCGGTTGGGCGTGGGGCAAAACCACACTCGCGTTCAAGCAATTCGCGGAGAAAACCCTATGAAAACCCAACTGAAAGACGCGCTCATCACCACCCGCAACGCCGCCCGTTCGATCCCCGGCAAGGTCGCCATGATCGGCGTCGGCACCATCGCCACGGCCAGCGCCGCCATGGCCTCCGACTCCGGTGGCTCGGCAGCCTCTGCGGCCTTCTCCGAACTCAGCAGCCAAGCCAGCAGCATGGCCAGCGAAGCGTGGCCGGTGGTCACCGCTATCGTCGGCTCGCTGCTCGCCATCGGGCTGTTCAAGAAGTTCGCCAACAAGGCCACCTGATCGGTGGTTCAACCGGCCCCGCTGTCCGCCCTGGGCGCATACCGGGGCCGGTCTTCAGGGGCCTTCCGAGGCCCCTTTTTCATGGGTGCGTTATGAAATCCTGGCTCTCTTTACTGCTCTTGTCGGCTGCCATCTTCTTGATGCCCCAGGCCCATGCCGACCCTTACTGGTCGGCGGAAGCGTACTGCTGGGAAGGTCCCAATGGGAGTTCCCCAGGCGGGCTGGATAATTGCCGTGAGGCGGCCTCAGCCGGTGACAGCCTGGAGCACAATTACTATTACAACCAGAACACGGGGGAGTTTGAGCATGAAATCGTCTGGTATGTCCTCTATTGCGATAGCTACCCCTGCGACAAGGCCCAGGTGCTGCGGGATCACCCCGAGCTGCTTCGCCCCGGCATTGTCGGTATCGATCTAGATGATCAGCAGTGCGACGCCATCTATGGCAAGCCCAACGAGACTTACAACGGCGTTTTCATCAATGAGCAGGGCCAATATCAGACCCAGATAGGTAACTGCGTCATCGTCGACGATGGCGGTGTGGGGGCCTGCTTCAACAACGCCGACGGCTCCCAGACCTGTTCCGCCGACTGGACATCTCACGCCACCGATAATCGTGTCGATGATCCGCCCGACAGCGATATCGACGACGCTGATCTAGAGCCCTCGGACGACCCCGACGATTGCGGCAATGGCTATGTGTTTCGCCAGGGTCAGCCCTACTGCTACACCGGCAAGGGCTCCTTTTCGGTGATCGACTTCTCCGGGGGCACCGCGGGCGGCAGTTCCGGTTCGGGTTCCGGGGGCACGCCTGCGACCGATACCGGCACCGAGACGGGCACGGACAGCGGCAGCGGTAGCGATACCGGCAGCAGTGGTGGTGGCTCCACATCCGGCGGTGGTGGTGGCGGTGCCTCGTCTGGCGGCGGCTCGTCATCCGGTGGCGGTTCCTCATCGGGCGGCGGCTCATCGACCGGTGGCGGCTCATCATCCGGCGGCGGCTCATCGTCCGGTGGCGGCTCATCGTCCGGTGGCGGCTCATCGTCCGGTGGCGGCTCATCGTCCGGTGGCGGCTCATCATCCGGTGGTGGCTCATCGTCCGGTGGCGGCTCATCGTCCGGTGGCGGCTCATCGTCCGGTGGCGGCTCATCATCCGGCGGCGGCTCATCGTCCGGTGGCGGCTCATCGTCCGGTGGCGGCTCATCGTCCGGTGGCGGCTCATCATCCGGTGGTGGCTCATCGTCCGGTGGCGGCTCATCGTCCGGTGGCGGCTCATCATCCGGTGGCGGCTCATCGTCCGGTGGCGGTTCCACGGGTGGCGGCAGTGACACGCCCACCGATACCGGTGATACCAGCACCCCTGACGAATCGACCGATACACCCGACCAGTCGACCGATACCCCTGACGAGTCGACCGACACACCCGACCAATCGACCGACACACCCGACCCGTCGACGGATAGCCCGGACGAGTCGACCGACAGCGATAACGCCGACAACCCCACCCAAGGCGATACCGGCAGCAGTGACAGCGGCAACAACGACAGCGGCGACGGCGAAGAGAGTGAGGAATCCGGCGACGGCCTCGATGCGGTGCTGGATGCCATCGGCGGTGTACGCAAGGCGATCAACGACGGCTTTTCCAGCCTCGTAGACACCTTCACCAACCAGGACGGCGCCCCTTCCGCCGCCGATGTGGAAAGCGAGTTCGATGGCCAGGGCCTTACCGACGACCTGATGAGCCAGCTCGATACCCAGAACGAAGACGTACAGGGCGAGATCACCCAGCGCTATCGCGACCTGTTCGAGGATGACAGCAGCCTCCTGGGCCAGGGCCTGAGCTACGTCAAAGGCGTGACCACCGCCTGGCTCCCCGAGATTCCCGGTGGCGGCGGCTGCGTCCCGCTCACCTTCAGCTTCCAGGGCCACACCGTCACCATCGAGTGCCGCGTCTTCGACCTGATCAAGGCCGCTCTCTCCTGGCTGCTGTTCTTCTTCACCTGCTACCAAATCACCATGATCGCGCTGTCCTATCGCAGCGCGTCGGAGGGCTGACCATGGGTGCGCTCGTTCGGCTGCTCTTCACCGCCCTGATCCCGCTGGCGCGTAACTTTTTCAAGTACTTCGGGACGTGGTTTCTTCAGTTCTTCTTCTGGCTCAAGGTTGCCCGCTTCGGGCTGTTCCTGATCAAGGTCGGGATTTTCGTCGCCCTGATCACCGGCACCGCCGATGTGATTTCCAGCATCATCGATAGCCTCACCGTGGCCATGCCCCCGCTCCTGGCCGATGGCGTCAACCGCATCCTCCCCGACAACTTCTCCACCTGTGTCTCGGCCATCGTGCTGGCCAAGTTCACGGTCATGGCCCTGCACGTCAAAGACCGCGTGCTAGGCCTTGGGGGTGTGTGATGGCCGTCTATGTCGTCACCGGCAAACTGGGCGCGGGCAAGACGCTCGTGGCCGTCGGCAAGATCAAGGACAAGCTCAACCACGGCTGCGCGGTGGCGACCAACCTCGATCTGCGCCTGCATAAGCTGATCGGCGAACGCGCGCGCAACACCCACGTCTATCGCATCCCAGACAAGCCCCAGCTCGCCGACCTGGAAGCCATCGGGCGCGGCAACGATACCTACGACGAAGCCAAGAACGGCCTCCTGGTGCTTGATGAGTGCGGCACCTGGTTTAACTCCCGCTCCTGGGCCGACAAGTCGCGCCAGGACGTCATCAACTGGTTTCTACACGCGCGCAAGCTCGGCTGGGACATCATCTTCTTGATCCAGGATCTCTCGATCATGGACAAGCAGGCCCGCGTCGCGCTGGCCGAACACGTCGTCTACTGCCGGCGTCTCGATCGCCTGTCGCTGCCGATCATCGGCTCTCTCTGGTCGATGTTCGCCGGCGGCAAGCTGCCGATGCCCAAGCTCCACCTCGGCATCGTCAAGTACGGCGACTCTCCGCAAAGCCTTGTCGTCGAGCGCTGGACCTACACCGGCCGCGCGCTCTACCCGGCCTACGACACCAAGCAAGCCTTCTCCGACGCCTACCCGCACCAGACCTACATGATGCTGCCGCCGTGGCTCACCCATGGCGTGTTCCGCGTCCCCCGCGATGCGAGGTTCTACATGCGCATGACCCGTATCTACTGGAAGCGCTTCAACCGCCCGCTTCTGGTCACCCTGGCTTTTCTCCTGGGCATCGTCCTCACCACGTCCGTGCTCGTCGTCGATCAGGTCGACGCCCGCAACGCCGACCTCGAGGCCACGCCCGATCCTGCGCCCGCCGTCGATCTCTCCCGCTTCGACCGCGCGCGCATCACCGGCTACGCCCAGCTGGGCGACCTCACCACCTACCGCCTCCTGGACGGCGACCACCGGCCCACCACCAGTGACGACCTCGAACGCCTTGGCCTCGAGGTCATCCCGATGGGTGCCTGTCATCTCCGCCTCGGCTCTGGAGCCCACCATGTCGACATCGGTTGCTAACCTCGCCCGCGCCGCCCTGGCCGCCGGCGCCCTGCTGCTCACGTCCACCGCCCACGCCCTGCCCATCGATATGCAGGACGCCGACGTGCGCGACTTCGTGCACTGGTACAGCCAGCAAACCGCCACCCCCATCGCCATCGACCCGCGTGTCCATGGCACCCTGACCGTCTACGCCCCGGACGTGCCGCCCGATCAGCTCCCCGAGTTCTTCCACGGCGTCATGCAGTCCCACGGCTATCAGCTCGTCCCCGGCAACCCGCCGACCCTGGCACCGGCCCGGCGCGACCAGACGTTCATGAGCCGTATCGCGACCCCGCCCCCGCGTGAGCCCAGCGTCTCCCGCGTGCTGCCGATCAACCATCTACGCGCCGACGATCTCGCGCCCCTGGTCGACGCCTTCCTGATACAGAACACCCCCGGTAGCGCGCAGGCCACCCACGCTCAGGTGCTGCACGCCGCTAACGCGCTCCTGGTCAGCGGCCCCGCCGACCGCATCCAGGCGCTCGAACGGCTGCTGCCCCAGATCGACGTTACCCGCGCCCAGGTGCTCATCCGCGCCCTGATCTTCGAGACCACCGACGGCGACACCCTCGACCTCGGCGTCTCGTTTGGCCGCGCCCGCGCTGGCAGCAACCCCGCCGGGGGCTTCAACACCTCGGGGCTCGGTCGCGCGCTCTCGGTGCCCGGTGGCTCGTTCGGCATCTTCGACGGCAACGTCCTCGCGCTCGCGATCTCGGCACTCAAGCGCGACAGCAACGCCCGCATTCTCTCCACGCCGCAAATCCTGGCGCTCTCCGGCCAGCGCGGCACCATCTCGGTCGGCCAGAACGTCCCCTTTATCACCGGTCGCGTGACGGGCTCCGCGGCCAATGTCGAGAACCCGTTCCAGACCATCGAGCGCCGCGACATCGGCATCACCCTCAACGTGCTGCCGGTGGTCACCCCCTCGGGGCTGATCGTCATGGACGTAGGCACCTCTGCCGACAGTCTCACCGACTCGGTGCTGGCGTCCGACATCATCACCAACCAGCGCAGCATCAACACCACGGTACAGATTCAATCGGGCCAGTCGGTGCTCCTGGGCGGCCTCGTCTCCGAAGAGAACCGGCAGCAGCAGAACCGCGTGCCGGTGCTCTCCGACATCCCCGTCATCGGCGCCCTGTTCCGCTCCACCTCGACCAGCCACCAGAGCAGCAACCTCTACGTCCTGCTGCAAGCCACCGTCCTACCGACTCGGGAGGCCGCCTCATGACCCGCACCAACACCTGGGTACCGCTCGCCCAATGGCTCGCGATCCTCGCCATGTCGCAGGAACACGCCATCAAGTTCATCTGGCCCGACTCGCCCGCCGTGCCCTGGGCCATCCTGGTCGGGCGCATCGCCTTCCCGCTGTTCGCCGGCATGGTCGCGTGGCATCTTCTGCACAACACCCGCCACCCGCTGCGCTACGGCTGTCGCCTGCTCCTGGTCGGCCTCGTCGCCCAGCTCCCTTACGCCCTGGTCGTCACCCCGGACAAGCTCAACGTCTGCTTTACCCTGGGCCTGGGTCTGCTCGCCGTGGTGCTGCTGGTACGTCTCGAGGAGCGCACTCTACAGCTCGCCGCCGGGCTCACGCTGGTGATGCTCGCCCTCGCCGCTCATCCCTGGATCGAATACGGCCTCCCTGGCCTGCTGCTGGTGCCCGCGTTCGCCCTGGCGTTCCGCTACCCCCGGCACACCGCCGCCGCTCTCCCGCTCCTGTTCGCCTCGACTCATCAACGCCACCCCGGCCCGGATGGTCGTCAGCCTCGCTACCGCCGTCGTGCTACTCCTGCTGGCCAACGGGTCGCTCTCCTGGCGCATACCGGTCCCAGCCATACCGCGCCCCCTGCGGCTCTCCTGGTACCCGCTGCATCTGCTCGTCATCACCCTGGCCACCGCGGGCATCACGTCATGAGGGGGGCAACACGGACTGCCGGGGACCGACGACTAGTGAGTGGGGGTAGACGAATCTGTCGTCGGGCAACGGTAGTCAACCGGTCCACCCAAGCCAGCCAGGGGGCGAGACCCTCCCTGTAGCACGTCTCGCAGAATGACCAAGAAACCGCTCATAGAACGTCACTAAACGTCAGTAAGGGACACTTCAAAAATGAAGACATGGGAACGTGCGACACTCGACTCACTCGCCAGGGGCGAGATGGACCCCAAGGGCAATCTGTTCTTCAGTCCCAAGGGCCAGCGTGACCACGGCGACATCAAATTGCTCAACGCCGGCGTCGACACCGTGCGCCAGCTCTACGCAGGCAAGCCCTGCTTGGCCCTGTTCGATCAAATCATCGAGGTCTACCACCAGGGACGGGGCGCCACCATCGACCTCTTCGACGCCACCTGGGTAGTCGGTGCCGGCACCTCGACCAGCGGCTTTCGCTACCGGCTACAGAACAATGACCTGGGCGTCATCGTCCTGTTCTACGCCCGTCACACCAAGGTCGAGAACATTGGCACCCACGTGAAAATCGAGCTCTCTCCCCACTTCATCCAGGAGCGGGCCACCGTCGACGTGCAAGCCTACATGGATGGCATCGCCAAGCAGCTCCTCGCCTACGTCGAGCCCATGGGCTGCGCCGTGCACCTCGCGCTGGACGTCCAGGGCTGGCAGCCCCCCAGCGACTTCATGGACCGCTTCGTGACCCGCTCCAAGCGCATTGTCCGCAAGAACGGCATCAGCGACCTCGAGATCACCAGCGGCGAAGTCGCCACCCAATACGCCAACGGGCAAAGCTACCTGTTCGGCTCAGCCGGTGCCCTCCAATCCGCCATCTACAACAAGACCAAAGAGGCACACGCCCGCGACAAGATCCACTTCTGGGAAAGCGTCTGGGGCCGGGCATCCAGCGACGACCCCACCGTCTCCGACTACGACCCCGAGCGCGATGTCTGGCGCGTCGAGATGCGCTTTCACCAGTCGGTGCTGCGTGAGTTCGCCCAGGGCATACCCTGCAACGTCGACACCGGCGAATGCCTCGACATGGACCACGGCTTTCGTCGCTTCCTGGATGTTGTCCCCCACCTCACCGGCCTCTGGCGAACCGCCCTCAAGAGCTACCGCCTGGACCACTCCCGCGGTCTCATCGACAGCGCTTGGCAGCTTTTGCAGGAAAACGCCCGGTTCTACGACCACGAACCCCACTTCTTCTACAAGCGCGCCCGCAAGGCCCCTGGGCTGGGGAATGAACGCAACGTCGCCCTGGTCGTCGGCAACCTGATTTCGCTCTACGCGCGCCAAGGCTTCACCACGCAGCAAGCCATGCACTACCTCACGCAGTGCGGCGCCTGGGACGATATCGCCAACTACTACCGACGACGGGGGATAGGCTCAGGAGAGCTACGACAGCTCATCGCCCAGCGTCTCGTCGAGAGGCGATTACTAGGGAAGGCGGCTTGATGGCGATCAAGAAAACAGCCAGGGGCTGGCAGGTCGATATACAGCCAGGAGGTCGCGGGCACCGGCGCATACGCAAGACGTTCCCGACCAAGCTGGAAGCCCAACGCTTCATGACCCTCACGCTCGGCAAGGCTGCGGCGGGGGAAGACTACTCGCCCAAGAAACGCGACAAGCGGCGGCTGCGTGACCTCATCGACCTCTGGTATGAATTCCATGGCGTCTCGCTCAAGGACGGCAAGCGTCGCTACGCGCAGATGCTCGCCCTCGCCGACATGATGGGCAACCCAATAGCCTCCACCATCACCGCCATGGACGCCGCACGGTTCCGGCAAAAGCGCCTGGCTTCAGGGATCACGCCCACCACCGCCAACCACGATCAGGCCCACCTGCGCGCCGTGCTCAACAAGCTGACCAAGCTCGGCGAGTGGCACCAGGGCAACCCCTTTGCCAGCCTCCAGCCGCTGCGCTTGGACGAAACCGAACTCAGCTACCTCACCGAAGACCAGATAGCCCGGCTGCTTGAGATCCTGGACCGTCGCGCTAACAAGGATGCCGTCCTGATCACCCGGCTCTGCCTAGCCACCGGTGCCCGCTGGTCGGAAGCCCAGTATCTGCGCGCCGAAAACCTCCGCGACGGTCGTGTCACCTTCACCGGCACCAAGAACGGTCGTAACCGCACCATCCCGCTGAATCCGGGGCTCTACCAGACGCTGATCGAACACGCCCCCAAGGTCGGGCGCGTCTTCCCAACGACCGGCTATAACCCGTTTTCGGATGCGATCAAGGAGGCGGGAATTCAGCTCCCCAAGGGGCAGAGAACGCACGTGTTACGCCACACCTTTGCCAGTCATTTCATGATGAATGGCGGGGGACGTATTAACGCTGCAAAAGATCCTGGGACACCAGACCATTACGATGACAATGCGCTACGCACACCTGTCCCCCGACCATCTCGCGGACGCGATCAAATACGCCCCGAAAATCGGTTGACACTGCGTTGA